CTTTTATTAAATCTTACCCTATTAAATTAATTTCATTTTAAAAAAATAAAACTTAACTAAATTAATTGGTTACAACTTTTATCAGTAAAAGCAAGATGATAACAAATACTACATCTTATTTATAATAATTCAATAAATAAATTCACTTTGCGATAGTATTAATAATAAAATCTACAACAACCCTTCATGTTTATGCATAAGTTGTCATGCATAATCTAACAGCGACTTAACTAACAGTATATTACTGTATATAAAATTTAATATTAATATTTAGTCTAAATATCAACAGCTTTCTTTACTCATTAACATTTTTGACTTTGTTAACTATTTATCATCAGTTAGTGCGTTTAAAAATTCATCCAACGATGCTGATAAATAATCGCTATTTTCCGTGAAGTTTTGTTCATGAGTTAAACTATCATCCCAGTCCCATAAACGATATCGATAAATAGCACCATTATCAAGCTAAATCTATAAAAGTTATATTAATTGACAAAATTATCGGTATTGAAAATAATAAAGTGTGGATATAAAAAGGATGACAGGTATGAAAGCTAAAAAGATAAAAACCACACTCATTTTGTTATTAGGGTTTGGCGTATCTAGTGCAGCTAACGCTATTTATGAGATAACATGCCCTGATACTATCGAGGTAAAATCTATCCCTACCGAATTAGAAACGCTACCCGATGGCTGGCAAATAACAGAGCAAAAAAACATGCTATTGCATGTCGATTCAGGTGAAGTTTATTCTGATAGACCAATTAATTTAGGACAACTCATACCTTTTACCGTTACAATTGAAGGTAAAAAGTACAAAAACGCTTGGTTAATAGACAATAATTCTTGGTTCAATTGCTCCTATCAACGTAATCGAGTCCGCCTCATTAAACAGGTCGATCCTAGTATGAAAACCTGTTGGGTCATTTTTGAAAAAGATGCAAAAGGTCATACTAAAGTAAAACTGAATTGCGATAAAGTGTTACACGATGGCCCTAAATCATATTCGTAACCTAAAATGAAGTGATGTTAAGTTTTGATAATCAACAAACTAATAACATTAATTGAAATATTGCATGTTTTTTGTCTCAAATAAAACCAAACATTAATGACTAAAAACATATGCAATGATAAAAGTAAGGCATAAATGATGAAAGCAAAGATTTTGACTATTACAAGCTCGTTATTAATTGTAGCAGTTAGCTGTAATTTGGCGTTCGCCAATGAAGAGATAGTTTGTCCAAACTCGGTAACCATAAAATATGCGAAACCTGACCTCAATATTGTGCCTGAAGGTTGGGAAGTATCAGAAAAAGGCTATGATAAGACCAAAATAAAAACATTAGCTATACCCGAAGATATTGCTAAAAGCCCTATCTATATTGAGCGAATTGAAATTTATGCAGGACAATCATTGGATACAGCTGAGCCAATAATGCCAAAGACAGCAACCATTAATGGCAAAAAGTATAAAAATGTTTGGTCCTTAGATAGCACAAATAGTCATTATTGGGTTAACTGTGTTTATAGCTATAACGACGAAGTGCAGATCAATAAATCCATTAGCGCTGAATTGAAAACCTGCCGAGCAAATTATTCAACCGTCAAAAATAGAGGCGCACAGGCTAAACTGGTATGTAGTACAGAAGAACTGAAATAAATTATACAGATTATAAATTTGCTTATTTATTTAACTAACTATCAACCAATACAAGCAAAAGAATAGCTTGATTGGTGGTACAAACTTCATCATTCAACAGATTAAAACCGAATAATCGAATTTATTTTTTAACAAGAAGTTTAAGGAAACACCTACGTTTCAATATAAAAGTTAGTTTGAATTTAAGTAGCTAACTATTTTGTTTTACCTTATCAGTAACCATTTGTAATCCTTTCCGATACAACCACTGTTGATTGTTAAAAAAGCCTTAACCAACGATCATATCTCTACTAGACATTTTAACCGGGTGACCCTCACACTTCGGCGGTTCAATGGTCTAAATATTGCTTTCATTATTTACCTTTGTTTACCACCGATTTTATTTTGTCATCTGACAAAGTGAGTTCTTGGCTTGAATATGTCTAGACTATCTTAATCATTAATGGAGTATCTAATCATGCTTGTTTATTCAATGCAAAATGAAACAGTTGACGCATTAGCATATCGCGTTTTTGGTAGCACGGCTGGTATTGTAGAAACTATTTATCAAAATAACCCTAATCTATGTGAACTACCTGCCATGTTACCAATGGGCACCGCTGTCAATGTTCCTGAGTTTGTATCTGAACCTGAAAAAAATCAGATTAATTTATGGGATTAATTAATTCAAAACCATAGTTTTTGTTTGCTTTACAGCAAAAAAACAGGCTCGGTTCTATTAATCCACATCGATGACTTAATCGTCTCAATAATAAATTCAAGTAGGACAACGAAAAGAGTATTTATTAAATAATAATAAACGTCTTGAACTAAGTGTAAAGATCGAATCATACTAAAACTAAACTCGAATAATAACCATTCAAACATGATTTAAAATAACAAAATGCTACGTTAATTTAGAATAATTCCTATTATATGTTTGGTATGGGTATATACGAGTAGTAATAACTCAACATAATCAAAGAGATTACTATGAAAAAAATTGATAACCTGAAACAATTTCTTCTCGAAAAAAAACTGATTAACAATGCCGCTTCACAATTACAAATGGCAGTAACAAACGGTCATATCGAAGCGATTACCGCTAATAATTTAGTGCTTTTTTATCATTATACTTTGCATTTAACTTTTGATAATTACCAATTTCCATTTGAAGGACTAATGGAGGTAATAGTTAGTTGGATGACAAACAATCAAAGCGACAGTATGCTAAATCCAGAATCACGTAAAACGTCAATTAAATTCGATGTTCAAGAAATCACTGAATGCCATTGCAAAATAAATATTAAGCTAAAATTGTCAGAACGCATTCTTACACAAAATATAAATGAAGCATTACAATCTCAATTAATTAAAGACAAAATTCTTGATGAAGATTTATTAAATTAGTAAGATTTTCATTTCTATAATAAGTTAAAATATCTGCCTACTTTATATAAGGTGTAATAATAAACACCTTGTTCTATTCTATTTCTAATTTGATATAAATAATTTATATTGAACACATTCGAATAGAAATAAAATCGATATTTGTTAATCCTTTTGCTAAGTGCATTGAACGTATGCGAAAATTTTGAATTATTTAGGTTAAATGGACGCATTTATGCAACGATAAAATAATAATCCGATTTTTTCGAGTATATCAATTTTGTTAAAACAGTGATGTGCAATGAACTTATATCTACATTATTTTTTATTTTAAAAGAATAAAATAGCCATAATATTGTAAAATATTTTATAATTTGAATTAGTATAAAAAGACTGGAATGGTTGACTTTAATGTGATGATAAATTGATAATTCCTATTACTCGATAAAACACTAAATTAGTTTATTTTAAGAGTGTTAGTAATATCTAACAATATCAATATATCCTACCTAAAATAGCATATTTCTCCTTTTATTATAGTAACGCGCCCAACTTCCCCTACTCTTCCCTATAATCTTAAGAATTAAAATCCGCTAATTATATAATGTTGGTTGTTTTCAGCCCCCTTTTGCTCACAAAATAATAAACTATCATTCTTATTGTTATTTTTTAACAAACCGTAATCAAATGGCTGATGTTAACAACATAAGAATTGTGTGCTACGCAGCTTTTCAAAACATAATTTATTCAATGAAAGTAACATCCATATAAGTTGTAAATACATTTATAACCAACCCCATCTATTGTTTTAGTCACGCTAATAATGATTAGCTGATCGTGAATTTTGTAACTAAATATTCTACAAATAAGGTCGCTTTATTTTCAAAGCATAATTGACGATTATAGCGCCATGAAAACATATCATCCAGCCGACTTAGTCGACATATTACGAAAAATAGAAAATCTGATCCGTCCCGGTGTAGTTTGTGAAACAAAAGGTGACAGGGTTAGAGTCCGTTCCGGCAATCTTATTACAGCTTGGTTGCCCTGGTTTACTCATCGAGCAGGTAAAAGCCGTTCATGGTGGCGCCCATCTGTTGGAGAGCAGGTGTTCATCTTAAGTCCCAATGGTAATTTGGAGCTAGGGTGCGTATTACCAAGCCTTTATTGCAATGATAATCCAGCACCTTCAAATTCTGAAGATGGATATTGTGTGACTTTTCCCGATGGCGCTTCATTCGAATACGAACCTAAAACTAGCAGCTTAACCATAAAGGGAATAAAAACAGCAGTCATTGAAGCTAGCGAGCAAATTACCGCTAAAGCTGGTACTAAAATTCACCTTGATACACCACTTGTCGAATGTAGTGACCATGTCACATTTAAATCTTTCAATGCAACAGGAGGTGGACAAAGTGGCAATACCGGATATTTAACAGGCAATGTGATTCATCAGCAAGGTCAATTATCGTCCAATGGTATTGTTTTAGATTCACACATCCACACAGGCGTTAAAGCTGGTGGCGAAACAACAGGAAAACCCACATGAGTTATATTGGCATGAATTGTAAAACTGGGCGCACGATTACTGATATGGAGCATATCAACCAATCTATTAAAGATATTTTAACAACTCCTGTCGGTTCTCGAATTGAACGTCGTAATTATGGTTCATTACTTTTTTTATTATTGGATCATCCCAATACCGAGGCAACAAGATTAAAAGTGATTTCTGCAACAGTAATGGCATTAAGCCAATGGGAGCCACGTATAAAAATAGATGCAGTTGATATTTTTAATGATAACGAAAAATTAACAGTGCAAATCGTTGGTTCACGAACAGATAAACCAAATGAAGCATTTAGCAGCGAGATTGAGGTAGCAACATGGCAACATTAACAGATCTTTCATTATTACCCCCACCTGACATTATTGAATCGTTAGATTTTGAAAAGATCTTTCAACAACGTAAAGATAAATTTATAGCACTTTATAGTGATGAACAACAGCAAGAAGTCGCCAAAACATTACAATTTGAAAGTGAGCCAATTGTTAAATTATTGCAAGAAAGTGCCTATTATGAATTAATTTTACGTCAACGAATTAATGAAGCATCACAAGCCTTGATGATTGCACATGCTAAAGGTCGTGATCTTGATAACTTAGGCGCGAATTTTAATGTACAACGTTTAGTGATTCAACCTGAAGATAATAGTGTTGTTCCGGCAATTAAACAAATTAAAGAATCAGACAGTGATTTTAGGCTGCGTATTCAAAGTGCGTTTGAAGGATTATCTGTTGCTGGTCCTAGAGCTGCCTATGAATTTTTTGCACGAAGTGCTGATGGACGAGTATTGGATGCAGCTGCTGAAAGTCCTTCACCTGCTTGTGTAACTCTTGCAATTTTGTCGCGAGAAAATAATGGCAAAGCATCGGATGAATTAATAGCAATTGTCAAACAAGCCGTAAATGAAGAAAATCGTCGTCCAATCGCTGACCGTGTCACAGTCAAATCAGTCGATTTGATTCACTATAATATTAAAGCGTCACTTTATCTATACCCAGGACCTGAATCTGAACCGATAAAAAAGACAGCAATCAATAATTTACAAAATTATATAACCGAAAAACACCGAATTGGTAGACGCATTAGTCGCAGTGCAATCATCTCTGCTTTACATGTGGTTGGCGTTGAACGAGTAGAATTACATGAACCTGTGCAAGATATATTAGTTAATCGCGAACAAGCCAGTTTTTGTTCTGATTATCAAATAGAGGTAGCTGGTTATGGCGAATAAAACGCTACTCCCCCCATCTGCGACAAGACTTGAGAAGAATCTTTCTCAAGCTATGCTTTGTGAACCACCAATTCCCTTGCGTTCACTTTGGGATCCAATGACTTGTCCTTTTGAGCTACTACCCTATTTAGCTTGGCAATACAGTGTTGATCGCTGGGATGAAAATTGGTCAGAGAAAACGAAAAGAAAGGTTATTGCTGAGGCTTTTGAAATTCATAAATTGAAAGGTACTAAAGAAGCAATTCGTCGCGCAGTCGAACCATTCGGTTATTTAATTAGTATTACCGAATGGTGGCAAAACGACCAAAAACCTGGCACTTTTGCATTACAAATAGGTGTTTTAGATAAAGGCATTACTGCCGACTCTTACAAAGAATTAAATCGAATTATTGACGATGTAAAACCCGTTTCACGTCAATTGTCTTCACTCTCAATTCAATTAGTATCCAAAGGTGAAATCACCGTTGGTGCTAGCTGTTACGATGGGAATATTCTTTATATTTACCCTTATGTGGCTGAAACAATAACTACAACCTCCGAACGCCAATTAGGCGCAATTATTCACTTAATCGATACAATGAGCATAAAACCATGAGTCAAACTTACTATACAATATTAACTAAACAAGGCGCTGCATTGCTGGCTAATGCAACAGCTTTAGGGGTGCCATTAAAATTAACCCAAATGGGTGTTGGTGATGGCAATGGATCTATTCCTAAACCGATAGCCACTCAAACAAAACTGGTTCATGAGGTAAGACGAGCTGCCATCAACACATTATTTGTTGATAAACAGAATCCAAATCAAATCATCGCTGAACAAGTCATTCCTGAAAACGAAGGTGGTTGGTTTATTCACGAAATCGGTTTATACGATGATAAAGGCAATTTAATCGCTGTCGGTAATTGCCCTGCAACTTATAAACCTAAATTAGTTGAAGGTAGTGGCCGAACCCAAGTAATAAGAATGGTAATTATAGTCGATAACGTCAACTCGGTTGAACTAAAAATCGATCCTTCTGTGGTACTTGCAACTCGTGAATATGTTGATAACTTAATTGCAACGAAAATGGAAGCACATGAAAAATCAACTAATCACCCTGATGCGACAACTAAATCAAAAGGATTTGTACAATTAAGCTCAGCAACGAATAGTACAGCGGAAGACCAAGCAGCAACGCCTTTAGCAGTAAAAAATACTTATGACTTGGCAGCAAACTCAGTTAAAAAATCAGGGGATGTAATCAGTGGACAATTAAAGTTTGAATACAAAGCGTACGGTATCAAATTCAATTATGAAAATCCTGATAATGTTACAGTAATTCGCCCAGTTGGAGACAATTTCTCATTTCTTTTTTATGATGCAGAAAAACAGAATTGGTTTACAAAGCTTAAGTACACTAATAGTGGAAATGCGTGGAGATTTGAAAATATTAATAACGTCACTATCAATGGTAAATCTGCACTTAAACAAGGTGATCATGGTATCGGTCAAAGGAATCTATTATCTAATGTCGATTCGTTTGAATTATCTGGACTAGGATTTATTACCGATTCAACAACCGGCAATAAACCTTTTCCATACGCAGAAATTCTTCAATCAGGTAATAATAATTCTGAAGCAGTACAGTTTGCAATGGATATACTAAGCAATCGAGCAAAAATGCGATCAGGGTTTTCAAATACATGGAATAACTGGAATGAATTTATTACAACAGAAAATTTAGTCCATTACGCATATCGATATCATGGTGATTTATTTGAAAGAAGCTTAAATGATTTAAAAGGTCAACAACATGGTGTTTACTTCCAACATCATAATACAAGAGCGCTTCCTGAAAGAGGTTATCCTATCGAGCAAGCTGGCGCGTTACAAGTATTTGTTAACTATGGTAACTCTCCTGATGGATGCACTCAAATCTATACGACATATCGAGAAAATCGTCAATTTATGCGTAGCTATTATGCATATGAAAATCAATGGTCACTATGGGTCGAACATATAACAACAGAAAATATAAATGATCATATTTTAAATAGATTTTCACAATCATTTAGTAAAAGCGGTTACACAAAACTACCAAACGGTCTATTAATCCAGTGGGGTGAAACTCAATACTTACCTGATAATGGTGAGGAAGGTACGATTCAATCTTTTTATACAACGTTTCCAAACGCATGTTTTGCGATTGTTACAAATGATGGCTATGGAGGGGTACATTCGACCGCAGCTCAACCAGTATCGCAGTCCCATTTCCGATGCTGGGGTAAAGCCAGCACTGGTCAATTATTACAAACAGGTATCTTCTATATTGCAATAGGATTTTAAGTCATGAAACATTTTTATAATACAGAAACACAATCATTTTTTATTGATACGATTAATGATGCAATACCATTAACAGCTATTGAAATCACACAAGAGCAACATGATGAATTATTTAATGCCATAAATATGGGATGCATCATATTTGATGATTTAACTTATTCTGAGCCAAAACCTTCACAATTTTACGAATGGGATAAAAGAAAGAAAAAATGGGTTGAAAATATCAAAGCTCGTAATGATTATACATACGAACAAAATCACTTAACAAAAAAATCTTTGTTAAGTGAAGCTAATGATAAAATTTCTTATTTGCAAGATGCCGTTGATGCAGAAATGGCTACCGAACAAGAAGTCAAACAGCTTGGAGAGTGGAAAAGATATCGAGTTTTAGTGAATCGTATTGATGTTGAACAAACAGAAGAAATCGAATGGCCAACTAAACCTATTAAGTAATATAAATTGATTGGCTAATTAAAAAATAAAACAACTGTCATTTGCTATAACCAAAATACAATAGAAGATGACAGTTCAAACACAATTTTCAATCAATTGTATTAATTAAATCATAATGCAATCTAAACGGTAGCGATCCAAATAAGACATGAGCATTAAAGATTAAGTTGGTATATATTAAATTCTCGACAATCTCATCTCACTGATTTATGACGTTGTCACTAAAAGTGTATGATGGATAACCTCACCTAATTTCAATTTAATTTGAAGTCATAATTTCAAAGTTTGAACCAATCAAATGATGTTACCAAAACTTTGTATATTATTTTCAGCTACACTTAGCTTTCTCCCCAAAAAATAACCATAAATATCAATTCATTTCTATACAATTCAGCTAGTAACTCAGGGGAACTAAGTTATTTAGCTAATCACCCTAAGCAATAAAATTTTCTGCTTACCACAAACTAAATTATTTATATCATTATTAATTTGACAGCTTTATTTAAATTATATTCCATGATGTATTTCAGTCTATCTCGCTAGATTTATATCATTTTTAGCACAAGTCACACCAAAATTAAGATTACATAATTTCACTAAAAAATAAAATAACAAACAAATTAATGTTGTTTTATCAGCCTTTATTACCATTTATTTACGCTTCAGTTGTAACAATATTACTTACAAATTTAAGAACTAACACTCTTTTCTTAAATATGTGACTATAAGCTCGCACATTAACCTTACCATATATTAATCACAACGGAGATCTTATGGCTAACGATTATCATCATGGCGTCCGAGTCATCGAAATCAATGAAGGAACACGTACTATCCGAACAGTTTCAACAGCTGTTATTGGGGTCGTCTGTACTGGAGAGGATGCCGATGCAACTTATTTTCCACTTAACACCCCTATTTTAATTACAAATATCAATACGGCAATTGGTAAAGCAGGTTCTCAAGGTACTCTAAAACCAACACTAGAAGCAATTGCTGATCAATGTACACCAGTAATTGTTGTTGTACGTGTTGAAAAAGGCGCATCTACTGCAGAGACAGAAGCCAATATTATTGGTACTACAACCGAGAATGGCAAATATACCGGTATGAAAGCCCTTCTTTCAGCACAAACACAGTTAAAGGTCAAACCGCGCATTTTGGGCGTACCGGGTTATGACTCGTTACCTGTTGCAACAGCATTAGTGTCATTAGCGCAAAAATTACGTGCATTTTGCTATGTTTCAGCTTTTGGCGCAAAAACAAAAGAACAAGCGGTGCTCTATCGCGATAAATTAGGTGCTCGCGAAGCTATGATCATTTGGCCAGATTTTGTAGGGTTTGATACCACAAAAAAATCAAATGTTACATTGTCTGCAACTGCACGAGCATTAGGTTTACGTGCACAAATTGACCAAAAGGTAGGTTGGCATAAAACTCTATCTAATGTACCAGTTAATGGTGTCACCGGTATTTCACATGACGTATTTTGGGATTTACAAGAAGAAAGTTCAGACTCAAACTACCTTAACGAAAATGAAGTAACAACATTGATTTGTAATCAAGGTTACCGTTTTTGGGGCTCACGTACCTGCTCTTCAGATACCTTATTTGCTTTCGAAAACTATACACGGACAGCACAAGTATTAGCTGATACGATTGCTGAAGCGCAATTTCAATTAGTCGATGCACCTATGCATGCTTCTTTAATTAAAGATTTAGTCGAGTCGATTAATAATAAATTCCGTGAATTGAAATCTAATGGTTATATCGTTGATGGTAAAGCCTGGTTTGATCCAGAATCAAATACAGCCGATATATTAAAAGCTGGCAAACTTTATATCGATTACGATTATACCCCAGTGCCCCCACTTGAAAATCTTATGCTACGCCAACGTATTACCGATAAATATCTAATCGAATTGGCTGACTCAGTTGCTACAAACTAAGGAGAACAACTAAATGGCTCTACCTAAAAAACTCAAATACTTCAATGTCTATGTTAATGGTACATCGTTCGTTGGTGAAGTGGAATCTTTTACACCACCAAAACTAACTCGTAAGTTTGAAAACTATCGTGGTGCAGGCATGCCAGGTAGTGTTCCAATTGACTTAGGCTACGATGATAACGCACTCACTGTGGAATGGACTATAGGCGGCTTAGCACATGAAGTTCTAAAACAACATGGCGGATTGCTCAATGGCGTAACTTTACGTTTTGCAGGTGCTTACCAAAAAGATGACAGTGAAGATTTTATAAAAGTCGAAATCATCGTCAATGGTCGACATAAAGAACAAGATCGTGGAGAACTTAAACAAGGTGAAAGTAACTCAACAAAAATAACCACACAGTGTACTTATTATAAAGAAATTATTGATAACGAAGAAATAACCGAAATTGATTTTATTAACATGATTGACAAAGTTAATGGTGTAGATCGTTTATCCTCTGCACGTAATGCAATTGGTTTATAAATTAACACATAAAAATTACTATAACTAAGCCCGAAAGGGCTAATTGAGAGATTGATCAATGACAAACACAAATAAAGTAAAACTAAAAACCGGGATTTTATCAGGTAAAAAAATGATTACTGAATTTACCATTCGTAAACCATTAACTGGCGATTTACGTGGTGTTAAATTAATTGATTTTATTGATTTAGATATCGATGCATTAGCAAAAGTATTACCAAGAATTACTATGCCTTCAATTGCTGAACATGAAGTTCTTGGTTTAGATTTAATTGACTTATCTGAAATCACAAAAGTTGTTATCAGTTTTTTGTCCCCGAACTTGAACGATGCGAGCCAAGAATCCCTAACCGAGTAGAAGATGCAATGGCAGATATTGCCTTGATATTTCATTGGCAACCTTCTGAAATGTATAAATTTACTTTAACTGAACTAATGGAATGGCAAGAACAAGCTTGCCAAAGAAACGGTACCCAAAATGGATAATAGAGAAAATATCACATTCCAACAACATTATACAAAAATGGAGCTACCGTTTCGCGCCATTTTTGTGGCTGTTAGTGATTTAAAAACACAGACTAAAATCATATCAAATCAATATAATCGTTACCGCAACTTACAATTAAAACTTAATAACGTGTTATCAAATGGATTAAAACTAACCGATAAAAATAACACGTTAAAGCTTGTTAGACAAAATCGTATTAATTGGTTAACAAAATTAAATAATTCTACTAATCAAACTGTAAATAATCATGATTTAACGCGTGTGATCAAGTCCAATATTATTTTTAAACGTAAATTTCCATTATCAAAAAATGATAATCCTAGGAGAAATTTGTTACACAAAAGCCACGCCAATATAAACTACCAAAAACAAAAAACTGATAATTTAAAATTTAAAAACTGTCATAACCATTTAATTAAAACTGTCCAAAAACTGGCTATCGCAAAAATTAACGCCAATAACAAACTCAATGAGCAACGGGGAAAATTAATTAATTACTCTAATAGCAATATTCAAACACTTTGTCTACCCTTGAATAAAAACACAATATCTATCCGTAACCGAACGTCACGATATATTGCTTCATGGGCCAATATTCATTATTCAACACATAAAATCAAAAGCCCATATAGTAAAAATAGAGATATTATAAAAGCGCATATTAATAGCTTAATTACGCCAAATCATACGGCTGCTCAGATCAATTTTAAAAAAAATATAAACGTAAATAACAACTATTTGAATCGGAATATAAGCTATCCAAAAATTTCAGCTAATCTAAAATTTATAGATAGCTTTACCTATATATTAAATCAATCTGAACCATTTAGGCGTAAAATACAAAATTTGGAATTTGTTACCACTATTCTTGCAATAGATGTATTGGTTAATAACATTAATACAACTAAAACGATTTCACAGCGTGTAAAAGAATGTTTTTTTAATTACTTACCTCAAACAACTAAACATAGTTTTTGGATAGATAAATATCCAAATTTAAAAGCAACATTTAAGCTATTTAAGGTAAATCATCTCTTATATACTAAATCAGCTATTAGTCTAATGAGAAACTTAATATCATCTAGCAACAAAAAAAGTGAAAGGTTCGATCCAAAGTTAATTAGTCATGAGAATTTATCGAATAAAATATTCAATCATACCTATAATAATTTTTTTGCTAAGCTCACCACAACTAAACAAACCAGTACAGACAAGAGGTTAAATAATAGTTTAGAAACGCTCAAACCAATAGCTAGTGCTAATCAACATTATCTAATTTCAACTAACAGTTCAGTCATCATCAGGACTCTAAAATCATTTATTAAAGTTTTTTATTTGCCTCATATAACATTTAACCTTATTGAAAAAAGTTTTACACCCTACAAAATCTTTTCTCAAAAACGTTTCAATGCACTAAAAAAACTGTATTTAGAATTAACCGATAATCCCCATTTACAAATGCTTTTTATAAGAATAGTTAAGGATTTTACCCATCGCTTTAAAAATAAGGTATTGAATAATAGAAAAATAATCTTGAATTTATTTGAAGATACATTGATTGATCATAACTTCCTTAAGGTTTTCTACGACGTTAACCTTAAAACGATTAAAAATAATTTTCAAGCCATTGTTCATGGTAATGATGAAATACTTTATTCCTTGGGCAATTTTGCTAACAAAATTAATCTAACGAAAACCAACATTGAAAATTATCTAGTAAATAGTCATTCAACGCTAGTTACAAATTTGACTAACAAGTTAATTCAAGGAAGTGCTTCACAATATTATATCACTGTAAATGCCGCCCCTGGCATGAATGAACAAGAACTTGCAGATAAAATCACTGAAGAACTTGATCGACGAGAACAACAAAAATTATTTCAATTTCGCAGTAGCTTAAAGGATATCGATTAATATGATGATGTGTTATGGCTTTTTTGTTTTTAGCCTAAAAAATTTACCCTATCAGACCATGAAAATAAATAAAAGTTGGAATTACGTAGCTAATAAAAGAGTGAACAGACGCCCTGCTCTTCAATATACTGGTCCAGATAATGATACAGTTACCTTATCAGGATCAATCTATACTGAAATTACCAATGGTAGACCAAGCCTTGAATTATTAGAAAGAATGGCTTATCTAAAAACGCCATTGCCGCTGATTGAAGGTACTGGTGTACCGCTAGGCTTTTTTGTGCTCGTCAGTGTAGAACGCACCCATAGTGAGCTAAATCGTAATGGCTCACCTCTGAAAATTGACTTTACTATGGTATTAAAAAAAGTCGATATTTCTGACTTTTTTGGTGATAGTAAAATCAGCGACATAATAGATATAATCATATAGGTATAAAATGGCAACCCCTAAATTCAAAATTGAATTATTACCAGATAATAATCAACAAAGTAATTCAGATCAACGCGAAGATTTAACTTCATTATTTGATGCAAGGCTTATATCGATGATAATTACAGATAATCGAGGTTTTGAATCAGATACAATTGAAATGCAACTCAATGATGCCGATGGTAAACTCAAATTACCAAAGCGAAAAGCCAAACTCGCTGTTACATTAGGATGGAGTCAAATTCAAGCAACTGAAAAGGATTCAGATGACAATATCATTGGGCCTAACATCAAAAACGTTTTTTTGATAGATGAAGTTGAACACAGTGGCACACCTGACCTAATGACTATTCGTGGTCGAAGCGCACAAAATACCGAGGAGTTAGAAGAAAAAAAAGAACAAAGTTATGAAAATATTACGCTGGGCGATTTAATTGCTATCATAGCTAAACGAAACAATTTAGCTTATCGTTTTGATAAAGATATTGGGGCCTCGCAAATTTTTCATATGGATCAAACTCTAGAGTCTGATATCTCTTTTCTTACGCGAATGGTAGATGAAGCCGGTGGCGTTGTGACCGTAAAAAACGATATAATGCTCGTGTTTAAAAAAGGAAAGGGTCTTACCGTTGGTGGTAAAATCATACCTCCAGCAATCATCAAGCGAGAGTCGGGAGATAAACATCGATTTTTTACCTCTGAGCGAACAGGTTATACAGGTGTTCAGACCTATTGGTATGATTATGCCAACCCAACTAAAAATCCACATAAAATCATTTATAAAAGTCAGATAGATAAAAGCCAAATTGTATTAAATGGTAAAAAAGAAAAAATCAAAATAATTCGATATGTCTATGCTAATGAAAAAAGTGCTCAAAAAGCAGCAGAAAGCGAATTAAACAAAATAAAACAAGGTACAGCTCAATTTACCATCGAGTTAGCTAAAGGTAGACCGGATCTTTTTACTGAAATGCCGGTTATCGTTGAAGGATTCAAAACAGAAATAGACTCGACCAACTGGACTATCATACAATGCGTTCACACTTTAAAAAGGAGTGCAGGATTCAAAACAACGGTACATTTAGAAATCAAACTTGAAGACGAAATTTATTATAATGAAAATTAAAGCCTAAATAGTAAAAAAACGCTAGACTTAATTTAAGTTTAATATAAAATTAAGCTTAACTTAATTATAAAAGGTATCAAAATATGAAATGTCCACACTGCCGTAGTAAAACTTTTATCCGTTCAAGTGAAGAAATTAGTAATTTAACTCGAAAACAATATTATCAATGCTCCAATCTATATTGTGGTCACACTTTTACTGCAATACAGTCTGTATCAGAAACTATTGTACCTAGCGCTATTCCCGATCCAACGGTAAATATTCCTATATCACCTTATAGTCGTTATGCTAAACATGCATAAATAAAGATCGGGTTAGCGGATTAAACTAACCCGATTACTTAAAAGGCTCTATCAACTTATTATCGTTTATAAAATTACACGTAAAGTGTTAGATATAATAAACGTTAAACTAAATTAAAATAAAAAATAGATCGAATAATTTCAATATAACTAAATAAATTATTGATAGAATAAATTGTCAATATATCAACAATTCATTCTATCATTTTGCTAACAGGTAGTACTTTCACACAAATTACCTATAATACTTTAGTATTATTGAGGGTTAACAATTGCTAAAAGATTTTTTTGACATTGTTCACTAATACTTTCGCGAATTAATTCTCTTTTTTTGAATTCACTTCGCTTATTACTTTTAACATCTTCAATCGATTTTTGTGGCTGATTACAAGGCAATTTAAACCATGCTTTATTATATGAGACACCATTTAATTCTTGCCAAAATTTATCATAATCGAAATCAAATTTACCGAACTTCACATGCCCTTTACTTTTGACAGCGTATATATTTTCGATTTTAAAAAATTTAGCAATTTCCATCATAAAAACCATTATTAAATTCTTAGGTCTAAAACCAAAAAAGTCTTTCGTTAATTGCTTTAATATCTCATTACTTGTATGACCTTGTACCCCCGCGATATAAATTTCATTCAATAACGTTATGGTAAAATGAATTGAAAAAACCAACTGTTCACCAAAACGCATAATAATCCTTAAATCCCCTTCTCTTGGATACAAAGGCGCAGTAAGATGGAACGAAATTTTTGCATCATTCTTACCTTCAACTTGAGCCAACATAATACCATCAAGCTTTTTAGAATAAAGTTTATCTATTACACGTGGATTGATTTTTTGATCAATAAAATCAATATGAGAATTTAAAATAGAGAGCTTTTTATTATACGAAATTTTTTCACTAAGATATTTATGGAATATTTTTTCACTAAATGGATAAGGATTTTCCCATTTCTGGTAAGCTAATGGATATACACTTGAGGTACATTTTTTTTTAAAGTCTGAATAGTTAGATCTATTTAATGTAGCTTTAATATAAAATAAAGTTAATCGCGACTTCATTCCTAGAATTCCTTAATGAGATAACAAACAAAAAATGGGGATTTTTAAGTCATTGTTATAAATGTTTAAATGATAAAAAATAATAATGTATTATTTCATCTTGTGATAATAAGTAAAGCCAATAATATAACAGTTTTTTTAATTTATGGCTTTACACTTAATATATAAAATAACTTACTCACCAATCGATAATCTTACATAATAATTGATAGAACACATTTTTTACATTATAAAATCGCGTATTAATAAAAAAAGTTGTTACTAAAAAGCTATTTATTGTTTAATTACCCAAAAAACTGAATCAATTCCAATTTATGTTGAAATAAAAACTCAATTTAAAAGGAAATAGTAGATGTAGATGTGGTGGCCCCTACTGCCTCCACGCAAACTATAAATAATACTATTAATCAATAAATTATATTAAATTCACTTTTTAACGTATAACATAACGTATAACATTAACCTATATTAGTCGATTCTTAATTAAAGAATCATTTCAACATTCGAAATTGAAAAGTTAAAAGAAAACTTCTTTTTTGTAATTTTATGACACTAACAACACTAACAAAATTAATCAATAATAATCAATAAATTAACCTTGTGTTATTATAGTGTTGTATGTTATTAATGACATGATGTATTTTATAGCTTTAATTATGAATTAAGGTGTTTTTATTATGGTTAAATGGATTATAGAAAATAAAGATTGGGTTGTTCCTTTGTCTGTTGCCCTACTAAGTCTGATCGGAGCTACTTTAGGAGGCTGGTGGTCTGGTAGAAAAAGAATAGGAATTGAAGTTTTATCCAAAAATAGGCAAGAATGGATTAATGATTTAAGAAAAAAAATGGCTTCATTTATTTTGTTGTCGCAAAATGTTCCTATTCAATTGGTTAAAGCATCACACAACGAGCAAAATAAAACTAGCAAAAACCCTCAAGATATTAGCAATACTCTTATGGAAGAATTTCACAGTGGAGTTAATAAAATGAAAGAAATCCAATTTTATGTAGTATTACTATTAAATCCGAATGAGACAAAACCAAAAGAATTAATCAAATTAATGGATGACATTATAAAAGATATGACATCTATTTGGCAGAAATTAACCCCTTCTTCAGAAAGTTCATCACATTATGTTGATGATGGAAAGCCCGCAATAGAAATATATAATGACTTAGTTCATAGTAAAATTCCAAATTTATCAAAAGAAACAAGTTGTATATTAAAAGAGGAATGGGAACGAGTAAAAAAAGGAGTTTGATTATAACTCAATCCCTTTAAATTCGTCTAAAGCTTGTTTTTGTTCATCTGATAGGTTGATATCTATCTCGCCGTACTCAAGCAAGTAAGTACCGAATGACATCAGGAAAGCGACCGCAGGATCAATCTTGTTGGCTGCTTTCTTTTTGTTGGGCTTAATATTGGCATTCGCATCGGTTTCCATCACTACATTACCAACCGCCCAAGAGAGAACAGGATCGCCATTGTGATTAATGCGTTTACGACTGATAAATACCTCGGCAGTTTTTGCAGTTGGGCTATAGCGTGCATAAGTTTGAGGAAATGGCTCAACGTCTAAGCCAATATTTTGTAATTGGGTTCTTAATTGCGTGGCGTTCCACACGTCAAAGCCGATCAGCTTAATATTAAATTGCTCGCTATCTTTTAATATATCATCCCGTATCTGGTCATAATCGATACAATCACCTTTAGTAACCCGTATCCATCCTTGATTAACCCATTTACGGTACATTTCCCTATTTTTGTTGGCCACGTTAGTAAGTTGAAATTCAGGAATGTAATGCCGTGTTAATAATCTAACCTCTGTTTCAAACGGAAATGAATAACAGACGCTAGTAATATCACTGGTGGATGATAAATCTAATCCGGCATAACAATCTAAGCTGTTTAAATTATCCTCCGAATAATCAGCCTTACACTCTGCCCAGCTTCCAATATTCACCCAAGGTGTAGCCCCATTACACCAAATATTAAAGCGTTTAGTGAGCATTTCAACCCACTGGGAGGGTATACCTCTGGCTTTCTTAATGGTGTCTTCTAAAGCTATCCTATCGACTGAAATATCTAGGTTAGGATTGGCTTTAATCCATAAATCAGGGTTATCAATCTCGTTCTCGTCGTCTAATTCATAAATAAGCACTAATTGCGATTCGTTCACCTCGTCACCGGCTAAAATCTGGCAACAATAATCATAATGCTGTTTACACGCTGATATTGTGTTACTACCTGCGGTAGTGATAGCAAATAAAATGCCCTCAGGTCTTGCTCCCATACCAAGCTCAAGGGCTGAATATACGCTGTTATCGGGGTGTAAATGGTATTCATCTACAATGGATAAACTAGGGTTAGTCCCCTCAATAGTCGCTGCTTTTGATGCTAAAGGTCGTAATAGGCTATTTTGCTTAGGGTTGATCACTTTATGCTGTTGAATAGTGACCCTTTTCTTTATTGGCTTGCTAAGTATTGCCATTTGCCTAGCATCATCAAATACGATTCGGGCTTGGTCACGACTAACGGCTGCAGTATAGATATCTTGTTGCCCTTTCTCCATCACTAAAAACCAGTTAGCCAGTATTGCCGCTGTTGTTGATTTAGCGTTCTTTCTCGGTACTTGTACATAGGCACTACGATACTTTCTAAGTCCAGTTTTAACGTGCTTAAATCCTAGCAAATTGGCGAATAAAAATTGTTGCCAAGGCTCAAGCTCAATAGGTTTAGCTCTTAGATGGCCTTTAACGTGAGGACAGACTTTTGAGAATGAAACAAACTTACTGACTACCTCATTATCAAAATAATAATTAGGGTTGTCTAAATCAATAAAATAGCGGTTAATTGCTTGTTTTAAGCGTTTACAAGCAGGAATATCCCCATTTTTAACAGATAACGCGTAATTATGCCAAGCGGTCAAGCTCGTCTTCCTCTTCGGCTTCTACAGGATTTTTTCGACGGCTTACTGGATCAAATCCAAGAAGTGAAGCCATTTTAATCATAATTTTTTCAGCTTCTGACTTAGCACTTAATGCAGGATTACGGCTTTCTGTGCCTTGTGAATTAACGATTGAAAAACCACGTTTAGCAATGTCTTCCATAGCTTTGCGATACATTGAATAATTAACGCAATATAATTCTAAGTTAGTCCAATCGGCCGGCTGAATATCATCACGCTGTGCTAGGTAGTCGGCTCTAAGTTTCCATTGCTCTTTGGCTAATTTATCTAAGTATTTTGGTGCTTTCATTTATTTGTTTTTCCTCTACTTTCTAAAAAATCACCGTGCGTAAAAATTTGAGGAGGGGGGTGGTCTTTTAGCTTTTTGAATTTCTTTGAACATTCCCCCCTACCCACTCATCATATCTGAGGACTGCTATCAGTTGTCTTTATTATGAAGATGACCCAAATCCTCGTTTATCGATTACTCTTGTCTTATAGCTATGACAATCACGGCATAATGGTTGATGATTACTTGCTTGCCAAAAGAAAGGATCTCTTTACCCATGCTCAACCGGTTTAATATGGTCTATCACAGTAGCAGGAGTTAGTAATCCTTTATCCTTACACATCTTGCATAATGGGTTATGCTTGAGATACTCTGTTCGATATATTTGCCATCTGTGGTTATAGCCTCGCTGTGCTGCAGTTCCTCTTATTTTATCCTGTAACTTATTTGTCTTATGTTCGTTACAACGTCCCGTTTTAACACGGTTACGGCAGTTAGGATATGAGCAACGTCTTAATGGCTTTACTGGCATTACTCACCTAATAGATAGCTGGGTCACGGTAAACACTCCATAGTGAAGATATGGCTAACGGTACTTCGTTTACTGCATTAGTGGTAACCATTTCTCTGTTCTCATATAGGTGAGCAATATACATAAGGCAACCTGCTTTGATTGCTGGAGTAAACTCCTGTTTATCAAATGATTTACCGATATGCTTTTGACAAGCTTCAAGGGCTGCATCTATATAGACTTGAAGTAAACTATCTTCTAAGGTGTCACTTTCATCAATACGACAATGTAACTTAACTTCTTGTAAGGTAATATTAGTTATCATTTAAACCACCTTCACATAACAATTCTAAATAGGTTCTTTTGGCATCAGGTAATACTGCTTTAATATTTAAATATTGTGAGCCAACTATCAGGTGCTTAATCCGCCAAGTGGTATCAATATCCTTACGGTAGCGAATATAAATTCTTATTGTAATACTGCTCATTTCTTGCTGAGATAACATAAGCTCTTTACCTGTTACTGCTTTGACCTCAGCCCATACAGTTGCTATGTCTTTCCACTCTTTAATAACTTGGCCAAATGGATCTCGATAGCTCTCGAATTTCTGTAAGGTAATACGCTGTCTTAACCGTCCTATAATCATTCGGCATTATCCTTTTTAACTTCTACGGTTTGCTTCCATGCCTGACTAAACTCTTCACCGCCCTCATAAGGTAGTAATCCCTCTTTTAACCTTGCTTCATTAGGATTCATTACCCCTGATTTAATCGCAATGTTATAACTGTTAAAGCGATCTATCGGACTGGTACGCATTAAATCGGATGTATCAAACTCAATTAAATAACGGCTTTTATCTTCGCTAACATCTATCATCAAGGCATCTTTTAATTGTTGTTCAAAGTTAGTTAGCCATGGTCTTAGCGTTAATGTTAAAAATGAGCGTGTCGCTTCTGAAAAGTTACTGTATGAACTATGCGAATATTCTTGTATAAACATTGGGCTAATATTAAATATTCGAGCGATATCCTCAATTGTAAATCGTCGGCTCTGCAACCACTCAGCATCTTGATTACTCATACCTAGTTGCTCGTACTTCATGCCACCCTCTAGAATTGGGGTTTTACCTGCGTTCTTTGCACCTTTGTAGCGTTCTAATGCGTTTAAGGCTTTTTTGCCTTTTGCATCGTCCATCCATTCAGCCATTGAAACATAACCACTTGCCATTAAGCCATTTTTCATGACCGATGATCCATGTCGTTGTTGCGCAAGTCCTAATCCTATAGCTTCACGGCATATTGTCACAGGTGAACGCCCGATAAAACCGTCATCACTTGCATAACGCAAATGTAATACTTCATCTTGTAAGTAATTTTTGACATTGCCGTCCTCATCAACAATCGAATAAGCATAACGTCCATTTCCTAATCGTTTTGGGGTAACTGCATAAGGTGGAAAGCTTTCAAGTCCATTAGGTCGGCCATCTTTACCCCAATGAATAACCGCATAAGCATTACCCCCTAATAAACAATGTCGCATCATAGTCCGCTTAAATTGGTATGGTGTTTGCTTGGTATTTGGCATCTCATTAAGCAAATATTCAACCGGATGAGTTGATACTCGTTCACGTTCGCCCTTTTTATTAAGCTTATAGAGATAACACGGCATAGAAGCAACCGCTTCACTAATTACCGTGACGGCATTCATCACTGCAGGCAATGCTTCGGCAGAACTGGGTGAGACATATTCCCCCGAATTGGTATTAGGCAAGCCAAGATAAGAGATTAACTCGTCTACCGTCATACTTCGCTCTTCTTTCTTCTTACGGCTAAATAATCCCATGCTTATAACTCCATAAGGTCAAGCCATGCTTTGCTTAAATCTGGTTTTAATTTAGCTTTAGCTTCAAGCATTGAGCGTTTAGCGATTTGGATATCACTTTCTTGGTAGGCTGGCATACTTGTAACAGTTACTTCGAATAGTTCAGCAGTATTTACAGTCCTGATACAAGGCTCTTGATTAAAATCCCATGATTCAGTTGTGGCCATAAAACCAAACGACATACCGCGAATATCACCACGATCAACACTAACGAGTAAATCACGTCCTAATTGTGTGTCGGGAGGTGTAAGCTCAAATCTTAGCCCGATATCATCCTCATTAAGAATTAATGTATTAGATGTTGTCCGACCTAATAGTGCTTTGTGGTCATGTTCAAATAAAGCGCGAATATCAGGATTTTTGCTTAATGATTGGCTAAAGGCTTTTGGCGAAAATTGCTCATAAAATTCACCCCATATTAACTGTGATCGGCTATTCCACTTAACCACATAACCCACAAGCTTAGTATCATCTCGTGATATCTCAGTGCTTCTTATTTCATATTGTTTCTTATCCATATCAACCTCAAAGGGGCATATAGCCCCTATTATTATTTATTTGCTGATAGTTCTAAGATCTTGATAGCATTAGAATCAACCAAACCACCACCTAAATACTTATCAGTGTGAACTTTATAGAATCCTGGTTCTGTAATATTATCTGGACGAGTTCTTACACCTGTTTCGTGGTCTACAATGTAGTAACCTCTTTTAAAATCACCTACTGCAACGACTGCGCCTGTATCATTCATATTTTCCAAATAATGAACAGGTTTACCTAAAAGCATGTCAGGATCGCCCGCTTTTAATCCGTCACGCCAAATATAATCACCATTACCATTTTTAAGTTTTTGTAATGTTGCTGCAGTATTTGAGTTCATTACCCATACAGCATTTTTACGGTATTTCTTTTTAAGTTTGAAAAGTAAATCAATCAAACCATCAGCCGTGATTGCGGTAATTGTCATTTTTTCAAGGGTACCAAATGGACGATCTTTATCTGCTTTAACTGCTTGCGGATAAGCAAGGAAACCTTTAGCTCTTTTCGTGCCGTTACCACTGATTAGGTCTAATTCCTCAGTTTCGACAAAAGTATCCTTGATTTCGTCAGTTAGCCAACTTAAAACATCTAAATCACTAAAGTCTAAGATTTCTTGAGTTGTTTTAGGATAAGCATAAATTGGGTATAATTTGATTGATACTTCTTCAAGTTTAGGATTAGCTGTCTCTGTTCGTGCTGTTCCCTCTTCGCCATGATTAACTACTGCACCACCTACTGATACCAGTTTTTTATACTCATTTGAGCCAATTTTTTTGACGGTACAGATAGCACGCATTTCCGATTCATCCGATAACTGGCGCATGATTTCCTTATCTAACTCAGGAATAACCGTATAACCACCATCAGCAGGAACGCCAGTAGAAAGCGAACGAGCCTCACCAGTACGGATATAGTTGCGTAATTCTTCGTTAGTGAGTTTTTTATCAATTGGTTTAGCTTTATCCGCAAGGCTACGCTCTTCGTTGGCTAAGGTTTCATAGTTTGTAATTTCGGTGTTTAACTCTTCTACTTTTGCCTTAATGGTGTCGAATTGTGTTTTTTCTTCTGGGGTCATACTGCGATTTTCTTGCTCGGCTTTATCAAGCATTGATCGCATTTCAGCTACTTTGGTTGCTTTTAATTGACGTAATTCAATAAGTTTTTTCATATCTTTATTTACCTGTATTTTTGTTATTTACAGCGAGATATGAAAGGCTTTGAAAGGTGATAGCGATTAAACTATAAAAGGTGCTGCGCTTTGGTTTTAGACTGCCATATCTGCGCTAATTATTGGTTTTTCTATTAACCCAAAAAGCAGTCTAACAAAACAAAATACTATTGTTAATTCAATTGGTTAGGTAAAATTCCTCTGAAAGCATCAGAACAAAATTATTTTAAATTTTCAGGTAAATAATGCATGATTGTGCTTTGTGCAGAATATACAGAATCAGCCATTGATTGTCCTACATTGCACCCTATTCGAGCTCTCAAATCAGAAACATACGCTTGATTGAGTGCAGGCTCAATAATGTATTCTTCTTCGCGTGTTGCTTCGTTTTTATTAACTTTTTTACGCAAAGCTGATTGTAATTTTCTAATATCATTTTTAATATCTGCATATTCCATTTTTATGTCATCATCTTTTTTGTATTTTGGATAACTTGCATCTATTTTTTTTCCTAATTCAATCAATCTATTATAAATATCTGCTAGTCTTTTCATATTTATTTCCCCCTATGTTGTGAAATGTAATTTTCTTCTAATGCTGCATCTGGAAACCAGTCATTACATTTATCATAATCAAGATGTAAGTTAGTTCTGCGCCCTTTACTTTGTCTAGCTCGTATAATGACTTCTACATCATACTCTTTCATTGCTGAAGGTAGCGCATTAACAAAGTTACGAAGTGATAACGGATTTTTTAAGTTATTATTTTCGATGAAAGTAATATAAGCATGATATAAAAATCGCTTAAACTGTACTGGCGTTGAGTATTTACCTATCATCATTCCATCAGGTTTATCGGTTGCAAAGAGATAACTACAAAAATCAATTAATGGATTAGTCAATCGTTTAACTTCGATAGCTTCTGATGATTTTTGTTGCTTAATTAGTAATGATTTAGCCTTGCTATCATCCTCAAAATAGTTAAAGAGATGTCGAATAATAACGGATAATTCTGCACTAATTTTATCTTTAAGATTAGGATCTCTTTCGTTAGCAGGTACAGGCTCGCCAAAGTGAAAAATAACCCTACGCCGTGAGATACCACCATCATCATTACTAAAGGTCATTGGATTATTGTTAATGGCTAATATAACTCCCTGAATCTTGGCAGAATAGGGTTTCTTATATTTTTCATCTATGGCCACATCATCCCCCCCAGTAATAGCCTTGATACCGTTACCCTCACCGATATATTTTGCTTGGTCTGGTAAGATGATTAATGACTGCCCAACAATAAGCGATCTTTCTCTTGGTTTTTCTAAAGCTTCCATATTAGCCGATACAGTATTATTTTTGCCTGCTAGCATGGTGGCAATCTCAGCAAAAACACTTTTACCGCTACCACCTGCGCCTGTAATTTCTATGAACAATTGCCAGTCATAACGATTGGCTAAAATCATATATAATGCTGCCTTTATCGAATCCATTTTGATCTTATCTTTTTTAGCTGAACGAGATAGCCATTGATAAAAATTAGGTGCATGGAGTTCTAAGTTTTCATTAGTTATATTATCAATATAATCAACATTATTAATTGACTGTAACCAATGGCTTTTGGCATGGGATTTAAATGCACGATCATTTAAATCAAAGATACCATTTCTAAATCCTATTAAATTTCTGGCTTGATCTCCTTTCAACGGTATTTGTAATTTCATGGTGTCAATGGTCGATTTAATGCCTTTTTCAGAATAGTGAGCATTTGATTGTCTGAACAATTGAACTAATTCACGCTTTAGATCCATTTCAGAAATTATTTGCCAAACATTATCCTTATATAAATAAACTTCATTTGTTAACATATCTAAGGCGAGATTATTATCATAATGCTCTATCAGTACATCAGCTTTCTGGCTAGCTTGCATTTGTGATAAGTCAGGAACAGCTTTTTGTTTAACTTCGGTAAAATGCTTCTTACTCTCTTTAATTGATTTTTTAATATTCCTGTTAAAATCCTGCTTAGCCTTTTCAAGTCCAAATTGTTGTCTATAATCATCCCAATCTGCTTTAAAATCCGTTTCAGGTATAGAGTAATAGCCATTGACTGCTTGAGCTGCTTCCATTGCTTTAGCTAAGCCCTTATTCGGGCTTTGGTCAATATCATTATCAGCTGCTATGATAATTTTAGCGGTAGAATTTAGTTCACGGATAGCCTTAGCGACATGAATAAGATTACCTGCGTCAATGGCTGATATAACAAGAGACTGATGACGGAATTCCGCTATCGATATCGCCGTGGCTACCCCCTCACAGATAATAATCTCATTATGTGAGCACACTTTTATGCTTGCCTCGGTAGGTCTGCTCAAAATTGAGCTGACTAAAATAAACGCTCCTTTTTTATTTGAGCCTTTCATTAAGTGTTTACTGCCGTCTGATTCAATAAACTGACCGCCTGCATATTCATTATGAAGATTCAGCATAGGCACAAAAATGCGCCCGTTATCCAGTAAAGGTAAGTCAAAGATTAATCCTTTCTTGGTGAGGTACTCAGATTGCCCTAATGTTGTTTTAGAGAGTAAATATTCGACTTTTTTACATACGGAATTTTCTGGTATGTTGTTATTATGCAACTGTTCGGAATCTCTTTTTCTAAATACGGTTTTTTCTCGTATTTGGCTACTCTGATTAGGCAGATTCAAACATTCCGCCACTTTGATTGATGCTTCTTTAGTACTATGATGGTAATAGTTCTTAATCAGTTCTAAGCCGTCACCACTACCACATTGATTACAAATATAAGTACCTCGTCCATTTTGATTACCAAATCTAAATCTATCTTTACCGCCACAAACAGGGCAAGCGCAATGCTTGCCATTACCTACTTCAATGCCTAATGAATGAAAAATATAATCCCATTTACCTACCGCTTGGGTTGTAATTTCACTTATTTTCATCTTGCAACCTCTTACGTTCTGTCTCGCTTCTAAATAAGGCTTTAGAATCACTAACTAAATCAGAAATGGCGCTAAGGGCATAAGAACGTAGTTCATCATTTAGCTGACTTCCAGAATCACACTCAATCACTAAGAGAATTGAAATAGCATTGGCTTGACCGAGTTTAGAGTTAATTGTATCTATCGCATCCAGTGAGATATTAGCCATTATTATCACCTCCTTTGAAATCAATTTTTAATAGTTCTTTATAGGCATCTTCGATTAAGTCACCTATAACCCAAAGTAAGTTACCTGTATCGCAGTGTTCCATAAAAGGCTTATCCAAGACCACCTTAACCATGCTTTGAGTTTGCGCTAATTTAGCTTCGATATTATTTATTATCTGAATATTATTATTACTCATAAAGATAAACTCCAAAGCTTCTAGTGTCTTCAATGAATGGATATAAGCGGATTCTTGAAATAAATATCAGGGATTGCTTACCTAAATTCTTTCTGGCTTCACGTTCGGTTGTTGCCTTGTTTGTACTACTTGAGCCGTTGATAGGTCATAGAATTTGTATAGTTTGGATTGTCTTGCACATAGGTGTGCGTTATCATAGCGGTTAGCCATAATCATTACCTCTGTTAATGGTTGGGTTAGATCCCTCGATAGTGCTGGTAACACTTCGGGGGATTGCTTTTTATGGTACTCACCTTTATAATGGTGCATACCGTTAATATTTAATTTATCATAAAGGTATGCACCAGTGCAAGAAAAAAAAGATAAGAAAAAAACGGATCGTTCTAACAGTACAAGAAAAATTATAAGGTTCGAAGATAATTTACTTGAAGCTATTAACCAACAAGCCAAGAAAGATGGTGAATCTTTTTCTGGTTGGGTCAAAACTGCTTGTAAAATGAGATTAGGGAGATAATTTATGAAAAAAGTATTATTTATTATAATAATCGCCATTGCTGGATACGCTGTATATGTCAATTTGAATGCCCCGTGTGCTCCAAATGATAAATTATGCCAACATAAAGAATAATTAAAATCCTTTCGAACGCTTCCGAAATCTACCCACTTTTTTAGCTCTGCGTTATTATAAGAACGTGCTTTAAATGCGTGACGCTTTGGCACAATTTCAATGCATCTAGTAAGTTTTATTGTCATTGAAAATTCCTTGTTAATTGATTTGAGTGATTGAATAGAGGCAACTGTGACAAGTTGCCTTTTTTATCATTGAGCATGAGTAATACCTTTGTTAGGGCTGATTAAATTAGCCAACGCATTAAATCGTCGGCTCACTTCTCTAATTGCCTCTGTAGGTGAATCAATCTCTTTAAATACGGATGTTTCAATCTGCTGTAAACAAATCAGCATACCTAATTGAACTTCATCAGCCTTTTGACGCTCACCAGTAGATAAGCCAATCATTTTATTTTCAGCTCTAGCAAGGTTTATATAATGATACTTCTCTACTCCTGACATGGTTGATAATGAATCTCGGCTCTCATGATAAAAAGCTAATGATTCACGTTTTACCGTTTCACGTTTGCGACTGACTGCAAAGGCTTTGGTTACTCTTACTTTAAAATCAATAATTTGCTCGTGATTTTTCCCTCGAACTAGACGGCTAATTAAATCAAACTGATTTTCATTTAGTAAATAATAACGTTGATACTTAATACCTCTGGACTCTGCTTTTTTCACTGCTTCCGTTTCAAACGAAGTCAGTGACCCAAATTGACGAAGTGCATTTTTATGTTTAGTCATTAGTTCATATAGATTTTTGTGCTTAATACCCATTTCTTTAGCCACCAAACGACTATCAATACGAACATCTTTAGTTTGAACTAATTCAATATCATCTTGCTTAATAATCATCTTAGTAGCTCCCATTGGCAAATCCTCGTCGTTTAGTCGGTTGATTTATCTTTTCTACTGGTGGCGGATTATCTATCCAGTGAAGTAATTCCACTAATGACCAACCGCAAGAGTTAGCGCCTAACGATTTTCTTAATGGATATTTACCTTCTTTCTCAAGTTGCCAAGCTGTAGAACGGGCGATACTAGTAATTTTGTATCTTTCATTTTCACGAACTAGGCGATCATATTGAATGCCGTATTTATCTCTGGTTGCTTTGTGTTGTTCTGGAGTGATTGAATAAGTCATTGAAAGCCCCCCCTTACTGTACTCGGTTGCTTTCTAAGTAGGTTTTAACTTCGGCCATATCGTAAACTACTCGACGCTTGCCAACTTTAATACCTTTGGGGAAATTTGGATCATAACGTAATGTATTCTTAGCACATCCTAAGATTAACGCTAGCTCATCAAGGGAGTAGTATTTTGGTGTGTTTAACTGCATGTTGTTACCTCATTAAGTTCATTATTGTTTAACTTATGAGGTGATTATGTCCTTTATGGAGTTTTGTTTTCAGTGGTGGGGATAGGTAGGATTTCCCACCCCCTACTAAATGCTAAGCTTTACACCTGTTTCTGGATTAAATAAATCAAAATCATCTACTGGTTTATTCCCGTGTTTATTTGTACCTTTTAGTTCTTCTGCTGTTTTTATGTCAGTATCTTTAAACCAATCTTTCATCACTGTGCTATAGGCTTTACCTGTAATATTAGCTATTTTTGATGCAAGTCTTGATTTAGGAATATAAACATTTTTTTGTAGATAATAATTTTGAGTATATATAGCAACATTAATCCAATATCTAGGATCTTTGAAAAGTTCACATTCTGATGATTCAATAAATTTATTAATATCATCACGCATAACAAATAAGTTATTTAAAGGAACTTTTAATCCATCAATTGAACATGCATCATCAATAATAACAATATCTTTTGTTTTAGGATGGTATAAATGGCAATATCCTGCTGTTATTAATCCGTTTCTTTCTCTCTCATTAACAGAATCAGGAGATATAATATAAATAGCTTCATGAACAAACCTAGTTGATTTCATCGGACTAATAATAAAAGCACCATATCCTTTGCCGGTAACATTGACATAATTATCTTCTTTACCCTGAACTCTAACGTTGTACAACTGAGTTAGCTCATCATTGTAAAAATGTGTCCCATATTGGAAAAATTTTGCTCCTAAACCACCATAGTCACACTGGTAATTAATAACTATTTTTTCACCTTGAAGTATATAATAAAAATCAATTTGTTCAGATAACCAACAATCAATCAGATCATCAGTTGTACAAACTAATTCATTGCATGCACGCTCTAAATTTATATATGGTCTTTTTGGTAATAAAGCCATTGTTTCCCTCAAACACGATCACCCTAACCTAATGAGGAAGTTACGCCAGTCCGTTAGGGTTACGAACGTTCGGGAGCTACCCTAGGCGTAACTAATTTTATTATTTTAATTTAAAAAAACGTTCTAATTTTTCTAGTTTATTTAATGCTTCATCATAATCATTTTGATCTATTTCGGATATATTTTTATTAATAATATTATTGTGTGCTATCAAATAATTATGTAATAG